TTGACTACAAACGAGAAGTTGGTAGACAGAATAGATTGATCCAAAAATCTCCTTTATTAAAGAGAGAAGGAAGAGCATCAGAATATGCTCAAAATACAACAAATCAGACTAATAACGCTAATCAAAACGTTAATAACTTTAATAGACCTCAATAAGCTTATATTCTAAATTTTATATTGTGACTATTTATTAATAATCTATAAAAGGATTTAAAATAATAGAAAGGAATTAAAATATGATACTCAGAGAAGAAGATTTTTCTATAAACAATTCTGTATTTGATTTTGCTGATTCTCTTTGTCGTCTTGACGAAGAGATCTCCTACAGTGCAGAAATGATTCCTATTCGACATATTGAAAGCTTAGGTGAAAACCTTATTCAATTAGAAGATTTTATCAAATTTTCTGAAGATAATTCTATTTTGAATATTGCTGAAGCAATGGATATTGTTTGCAGTGCAAATGGTATTGATAATGATAGTAGTGTTGGTTTTATTGTAAACGAAGCAGCTTTGTATGAAAATGCAGATACTGTAGAATTGGCTAATACTCTTATTAACCATGATATCATGGTTTACTCTGCACCCATTGCAGAAAGTTCTATTTATTATCAAGAATTATTAGAAGCTTTTGAAGCAGATATGCATTATGACACATTAGATGAATCTCCTGCACTTCAAGAATATATCCAAGAAGGGTATGTAGATCATATCAAGAGCAATGCTCATGATGTTGGTAATTTTGCAGCTAAAGCTTCTGATCATTTGCAAAATAAATTCAATACTGCTAAGGCATTTACTTTGAACTCTATTCAAAAAGTTCAGAATGCAAAACAATATGCAGATTCTATTTATGCTTCTTTTGAAGGTAATAGCAAAATGTTAGCTAACAAGTATGCTGCTGCAAAACGTTTCTGCAGTGAACTTTGTGATGATGCTAAGAATGCTGTTGGTGATAATAAGGCTTTCTTATCTCAGCAAGCTAATAAGATGAAAGAAGTAGTATCTGCTCTTGGTGCTAAACTTAGAAAATAAAATATTATTATGGTGGAAGGAGAATATGTAGTTATGTTTAATTCTGCTATTCAAACCCTTTCTGAAATGGCTATTGCTGATAAGGGAACCAAAGTTCCTCAGACAACAACCATTGGGGTTGTTGAAGAAGTAAAAACTATTTTAGATGAGTTGAATACTATTCCTGTTAGTGAATGTAAATTCTTAGCAGAAATGGTCCCTGTTAGAGAATCTAAACGATTCGATAAATATCTTATTGAAATGGAAGACCTCTCTCGGTATATGGTTTCTAATGGTGTCTCTTCTGTAACGGAGGCTATCAATGATATTCTTACTGTAAACGGTCTTCAAGGTCAATATCATAATACAGCCCTTATCATTGATGAAGCATCTATTCTTGAAGAAGTAAATACTTTAGGAATTGGTACTGATGATAAGATGAATGATTGGGCTGAAGGTGGATTGGGTAAAGGTTTCTATGGGGACCAAACCAATGTAATGACTTATCGTAAGTTTGCTAATACCAAACAAATGCTGGATACATTCTTAAACAAATACGGTATTCAACTCATTAAAAAGAATTATACTGTTGGTATTGGTACTATGAATGAATCTACTGAAGACGTTCAGCTTAAAGTTGAACCTAAAGATCAAGTAATTCATGAAAAAGATAAAAAAGAAGATCTTATGTATGATAAATACGTAGATGGAAATGATGATGAATTAGATGATGAGTTAGATGATATGCTTGGTTTAGGTGATGTAGAATCTGAAGATGATGATAAAGATTTATCTCCTGAAGATGAAACAGATGCTATCCAAGAATCTGCTCATGAAGAACATTTGCAATATTTAAGAGATATTGCAGCTGGTAAATTTGATAAAGAATTATTATAAATGGAGGTTATTTATAATGGGTGTTTTCTTTAATGAAGATTATACACAAGGCGATGTAAAATCCAGTATTAAATCAATGGCTCGTTGGGGTGCTAAAGAAGCTGTACGTCGTGGAGCTATTCCTAAAGAAGATCAAAAATCTGCTAGACATGCAGGATATAAGATGGGTTTGGAAAAGAATAAACATCTTATGGATAAAACTGGCGGTAAAGCATTGGATAGATATAATAAAGCTGATAGACTCAGATCTGATCGTAATCGTGCTAAGTTCTTTGCTCATGAAGATTATTCTGAAGATCAAGCTCATGATCATAAGTTTGGTTTTGATGATAGCGAAGGTTTATATAATGCAGATGACTATGGTCATGATGAAGATGATTTCGCAATCGATCCTGGTCATTCTGAAAAGAATGATGTATATAAAGATAATGCAGCTGCAAAGCTTCCTGGCGTTCTTGCAGCAAGCACAGCTGGCGGTGTGACTGCAGATGATGCAGCAGATCTCCAAGAAGAATATACGCAAGCTGATGTAAAATCTCATATTAAGGCTTTGTCTCGTTGGGGTGCTAAAGAAGCTGTACGTCGTGGAGTTATTCCTAAAGAAGATCAAAAATCTGCTAGACATGCAGCATATAAGATGGGTTTGGAAAGAAACAAACGTTTTATGGATAAAACAGGCGGTAAATTGTTAGATCGGGTTAATAAATACAACAACTCTAAATCTGCTCGTAATCGTGCTAATTTCTTCTCAAATAATTAATCAATTGGAGAGATAAAATGTATTCATCTAATATTTTAGAAGAAGCATCTATTGTTCTTGATAAAATGTTGCCTATAGAAGAGAATACAGAATATTATCCCGAACTAGTTCCTGTATTTGAAAACTATGAACACGCAACAAATATTATTAGAATTGAAGATCTAGTAGAATATGCTACATCTAATAATATTACTGATGGAACAGATGCTATCACTTCAATTTGTGAAGCAAACAAAGTATTACCTGAAACCATATCTTTATCTGTAAACGAATCTAATTTGTTTACAGATATTGATATGCTTGATAGTGCTAGATATTTCAAAGAATCTGGATTTGATGTATATATTAATCCTATTTCAAAAGCTGATTTGGCTTATGTTTATACCGAAGCTGTATTTAAGGGAATTAATGAATACAATAAAGATTCTGTATTAGAAGCATATGCTGAAGATGATTTGTATTCTTTGAAAGAAATGTTTTCTCAACAAAATTCATATCCTGAGTTTAAAAAGGCTATGTATAATATAGAACTCAAAGCCAATAATAGTTCTATTGTTTCTGATTGGGTAGGAAAGAAGTTCTCTTCTTTAAGAAGAATGAAGTATTCTTTTATGGATAAATTAAAAGCTTCTTCTAGTCCTTTAGAAAAGAAAGATTTATCTATGAAGATAGATCTTCTTAATGATACAATCAATAAACTTAAAGAAAAATTGAAGAATAAATAATTTTTGTTTATGATTACATTATAATAAAATCTTTGGGTATAGATTTTCATCGGATTTATACCCATTTATATATATCATGTGGAAAATAATTTATAAATTATATTAAAAAACTCTTTATGCATAATGGAGGTAATTAAATTATGTTATTCACTGAATCCGATTTCATGATTGGAGCAAATACAAGTGAAGACAAGAATTTCAATGATATTCTTGGCGAAGCTGTATTCCTTGATGAAGAAGAATGTGCACTGCAGCCTATCGCAGTACCTGTAGTAGAAAATACTCGTATTGGTGCATTGGTTGCTAACTTCTCCGATATCGAACGTTTGTCTGAAGAAAACAACATCGACTATATCGATGCTGTATATGCTGTTGCTGAATCCAATGACGTAAACTTTGGTTCGATCGCTGTTGCTATCGACGAAGCTCGTATCATTGCTGATCCCGAATTGATCGACGAAGTAGCAAATGTTGTTGTTCGTCCGATTTCTGAAAATAGCGATGCTTATGTATTCGTAGACATGCTGGTTGAAGCTTATGCTAAAACTGGTGATGTAGATTTCTTGAACTACATGTTGGAAGCTGAAAAAGCAGATGAAAAAGATGACAAAGTAGTTTCGGATACTGCCGCAGAAGGCGATAAAGCAGAAGCTGAAAAAGTAGATGGTTTCTTGGCTAAGATTAAGAAGTATGCAATTGATAAGCCCAAAGAATGGATTGCTGAACGCATTGCTGCTTTGAATGCTAAGATGGTTGAATATCGTCAGAAACTTGAAGCTAAAAAGGCTGAAGGTAAAGACCTCTCCATTTTCCAGCAGATCTTGAAGAAGATTGCTAGCTGCATTGAATGGTTGACTGAAAAGTTGACAAGTGCAAAACGTCGTGAAGCTGCTTTGGCTGCTCGTAAGACAGCTGCTGAAAAAGCTGAAGACAAAGCTGCTGCTGCTGACACCGCTGCAAAATAATTTTAATATCTAATATATGATATTTTATCCACTAGGAGTTTAAAACTCCTAGTGGGTTTTTAATCACATATTGTGTAACAATTCAGTAATTAATCTACTAAGGCGAGGTACTTAATATGAACGGTTATGAAAAATATAATGATATAGATTTATTATTGAATGAAGATAAAGATGTATTAGATACTATAGGAGAAGTTGGAAAGGGACTAATAGTAGCTATATTAGTTCGATTTGCATTAAAGATCTTTATTTATGATAAGATAAATAAGGCTATCAAAATCAGAACAGATAAGATGATGAAAGGGAAAGAATTAAATAAGTGGTTTAGAGATCAGATAGCTGCTATATATAAGAAGAACCCTAATCTTATAAAATTAGATAAAAAAGAATTTGATAATACCCCTAAGATGAAACTTCTTAAGGCTTATATTACTCAAACTAATTTAAAAAGAATAATAAAAGATGCAACTGCCGGTTTAATATATCTTGCTCTTTTAGGTCTTCTTGGTTCTATCTTTAAATTTCCTGGTAAACGTATTTTAATAGTACCTCTTATTATTTATTTATCTTATCTTGGATTTGATACTGGTAGAGCTTATGATTATATTGGGGTGGATATAGATGGTGAGTATGTTACCATGGGTGTTAAGATACGAAAGTCTTGTAAAATAGAACTCACTCAAGTAATTTGTTACTCTAAAGATAAAGAAGGAAATTATTATTCTCATGCACTTCCTGATCCTCCTAAAAGTTTATATGCTTTAAAGAAAGAAGAATTAAAAGAAATAGAAGAGTTCTATATGAATCATATTAAGAAGCATAATGGTAAATTTGTTATCGATAATGAATTTATAGAAGGTTTAGAGGACTTATAATGGATAATGAATTAATAGATATTTTAATAGAAGATCATCGTATAGAAGAATTATCGGAAATGAATATTATAGACTCTGAGTTTATGGAGTGGCTTTATGAAAACAAAATGCTGGATGAAGATACATTTAATGAAGAATCTTCTGACTCGAATGATCAGTGGAGAATGGATAATATAAATTCTATTCAACAAAGTTTAAATACCTTTAAGAAGTATATAACAGATCAAGCTAATCAAAACTCTTCTTGGCTTAGCAAAAATAATGATATTATTTTAAATGCTAATAAATATCCTGTAAGGAATGGAGCCAATATAAAACAGGCCCCAGATTATAAGTCTGCTATTAATAGAATAAAAACTCCTATTTCTACAAACTTAAGTGGTATAGATTTAAAGAGGATAGAATTACCAAATCAAGATCCTACCCAACCAAAACAGAATGATCAGCAATTAATGAGACAGAATTTATGGTTGAAAAAGATGTTTATTTCAACCTATAATGGTGAAACTGAGTTTCAAGATTTTGCAAAAATCTATTATTATGGTAAAGATAAGGTTCATGATATATCAACCCAAGAATTACAGCAATTTCTTCCTAGTGCATACAATTTCTGCAATTCTATAAATACTTTTATAAAATCTTTAGAAACAGATATTCATGGGTATATAAATTATATCAATAGAAACCCAATCACTGGTAATACAGAGAATCCTATAACCCAAACACAAATAAATAATAATAATATGAATAATGCCGTAAACAAGTCTAATACAGCTAATATGGCTACAGGAAATGCAACTTCTAATACTAGTTTAAATGCAGATACAGATTTTACATTATTCTATAATAAGTATTTTGGAGATCTATTATCAGAAGCTTATGCAACCTCTAATTCCAGTTTGAAGGAAGATATTGACTTTACATTATTCTATAATAAACACTTTGGAGAATTCTATAATAAACACTTTGGGGATTCATTATCAGAAGCTGATACAACTCAATCTCAACAACAAAATGCAACAAATCAACAACAGCAAACAAGTAATGCAAAACCAAAGATGACTTTTGATAATAAAAACACTTCTGGTCAAAATGGACAAAAACAAAATGGCGAAGATAGTGATACTACTATTTGGAATAAGAAGAAATTAGTATGCAATCTTGTTAGACAGATTCTTAGTACTAAGATGACTGTATCTGGAATGATATATAGAGATATGATGTCATTTATGCAAACTCATGTAAATAGTTATTCCAAAGGCACTCAAAATACCCCTAATCAACCTCAGCCTCAACAACAAAATCAGCAACAGAAAGTGAATGATAAATAATGGGCTTATTTGTTCTAGATGAAGCAAGAAGAATCAACTCCATAGAAGGTATTAAGAATAAAATAAAGAGATTGAGTAGAGGATATAGTCATCATCCTCCTGATGAAGAAAAGTATAATAAGGTAGTATCTGGTCCTAGTAAATATAAGACTAGAAATAAGAAAGCTAAATTTTCTCCAAAGAATAAAGATGAACGTCATATCGAAAAAGATACTATAAATGGAAATGCTAAAGATTAATATATCTCGATAGGGTTAATTCCCTATCGAGTTAATTTTGTCATAAATTATATACTATAGTAGTGGAGGATGAAAGGAGGAGATTATTATGACAACAAACGTATATCATCCTGTAAAAATTATTGGTGGTGTTGCTGCTATTCTAACTTTAGCAGAAATATTTGGAGGATTATCTAAAGATTTCTATGAATATGAAGTTCTAGCAAAACCTATGAAAGAAAGAAAAAGAAGAATAAAAACTAGTAAGTTAAGTATTAAAGAAAAAGAGAAGATTAGGGAGATGTATAAAAAAGATACGAAAGGAAGTTTTGACAAACAATGGGGAGAAACCAATAAAGAATACAATTCTATAGATGATATTCTAGAAATGTATTAAAATAAGGAAGAAAGAGGATACCCTCTTTCTTTTTTTATTAACAAATAAGGTTTGTAATTGACTTTAATATAATCGGTTATATTATACTTTATTTTTTTTGGTCATATAAGAGAGAAGAATGATAAATTATGGTTATTGATATACTTATAATGCTTTCATTTCACTATTTTGCTGATTTTATATTGCAGCCAGATGAATTAAGAAAACGAAAAGATAAGTCTATGTTTATAATGGTATTTCATTGTTTATTATATGCTACTGTAGTTATGATGGGATATTTGACCGTAATAAATATTCCTATATGGTACAGATATAGTAGGCTTTCTTTTATTATGCTTTTCATGTCACATTTATTTATAGACTTAGGAAAAAGAACGGTTCATAATACTATATTAAAAAATAATAGACAAAATAAGCATCTTTCTTACTGTAAGATTAGAAAATTAGATAAGAAGATCTTTGCAATAGATCAGATATGTCATATTATGATTATTTTGCTCATATATTTTTGCAAGTAAAACCTATATATAAAGTATAAAGAATAGAGGTCACATTAATGAAGAATTATGCTTGTCCTTATTGTAATGCTTCATATCATAGAAAAGATTTAGTAAAGCATATAGATAAGAATCATCAAGATGAACTTCCTTTAAATTATACAGCATATCGTCTTGTATATGATATTGTGAATAATAAAGATGGTCATGGGAATTGCACTGTATGCGGAAAACCAACAAAGTGGAATGAAAAACGTCAGAAATATGAACGGCTTTGTGGAAATCCTAAATGTTATGAAGCTATAAAAAAGACGTATAGAGAAAGAATGATGAAGATCTATAATAAGCCACATCTTTTAGACGATCCAGAACAACAAGAGAAGATGCTTGCTAATAGAAAGATAAGTGGTAAATATAAATGGTCAGATGGCAAAGTGTTTACTTATACAGGTAAATATGAAAAGAATCTTATGGAGTTTTTAGACAAAACTCTAGAATACAAATCTGATGAAGTATTAGCCCCTGGTCCAGTATTAGAATATGAATATAAAGGGAAAAAGAAGCATTGGATAACAGACTTTTTACTCCTTCCTTATAATCTAATTATAGAAGTTAAAGATGGAGGGAAAAATCCTAACAATAGAAAAATGGTTGATTATAGAGCTAAACAAGAAGCTAAAGAAAAAATGATAACTAATCTTGGGACTTATAATTATCTAAGATTAACTGACAATGATTTTTCTCAATTGCTGTCTATCTTAGCTGAACTTAAAATGAATGCAGTAGAAGATAAAACAGAAAATATTTATAGGATTAATAAATAAGAGGTGTAAATATGAATTTTCTTGTAGACTCTATTACTGATTCTAATAATATAGAGAAGATTTTAAAAAATGAGAAAAAAGATTCTAGTCCTAAACTCAGTAGTTTATATAGAGAATATGTAGATGGATTAAAATCTTTAATAATGAAATACAAAAACAAAAGTTCAGTTGCATCTAGATTAGATCTTGATGATCTTAAGATAACTCATAATTTAAAAGTTATGAAAAATTTAGATAGTGATTTTTTAAAGAGAATGTTTTACATGATACTTGTAAATAACAAAGATAAAAAATCGCAAATTGAATTTATAAAAAAAGAATGTGAAGATAATAAACTTTTTGCAGGAAGATACTATGAAGCACCTGATCTGATGAATGGTATCCCTGTAGTAGAAATCGATGTACAAAAGGCTTTAACTATATTTACAAAAGAAGAAATATGGTTAAATGGTATAGATTCTAAGACTAATCTATTTATACCCCCTAGAGAAATGGGATATGGAAATGAAAAACTAATCAAGCATTTAAAATCTCAATCTAAGTATTACAATAAACATAAGTCTATGACAACTTTAAATGTTGTAAAGTTAATAGAAGATTATGATCAAAAGGTATATGAAGAGATTACAGATCATCATAATAATAGAGCCAAACTTGCTAAAGAACTAGAAGAGAATTTTAAAAGAGCTAAAGAAAATAAAAAGAAAGCTATTGCTAAAATAAAGTCTAGTAAAGATGAAGAATATAAAACGAAACATAATAAGATCTTAGAAAAGGTTTCTAAAGAATATCTAAATCTATATGTATCTATAACTAAATACATACGAAGATATAATATAGATACAGCCTTATTGTATAAAGAATATATAGGGAAGGGTAATTATATTATAAACTTCATATATCAAGACGTAGTTAAAAATAATGAAAGATATTTATAATCTAATAACAATATGAGGTATACAATATGGGATTATATAGTAAAGAAAACGTATTACTATCAGAAGAAGTAGCAATGCTTCCTTCTGTATATTATAACGTTATAAACGAAGAAGATATGCCAGAGTTAACAAATAATGTGGTTGGTGGGTTTTTAGATAACCATGATGATATGATGGAATTAGCTAAACATCCTAAAAGTGTTGATATTTTAAAAAATTTTACACAAGCAAGAAAAGATCTACGAGGAAAAGGTCTTGCTGATATAAAAAGAGAGATAGATAGTAGACCTAAGACTTGGCTTGCTTCTAAAATTGCTAAATTCAGAAATCTGTATACTAAATTTCTTGCTGAATTGAATAAAGAAAGAGATCTTAGAAAACAAAATCTCATTAGGAAATTCTTACGAGTTATTTTAAGAATTATAGATTGGATTGCTATAAGATTGCAAAAACTTGCTAATCATATAGGCAAGAAAGATGATAAATATTCAGTAAAACATGTACTTTCTTATCAAAATAAGAAGTATAATGGTCAATTGAGTGCTATAGAAAAATCATACAATGTAAATCTTCCTACAGTATTAAAAATAGATGATGAAGAAAATTTCAATAAGGGGTTAAAATACGGTTCTAAACCCAAGAGATAAGAGAATACTAAATATTGATTTTTACATCATAATAATGATTTACTATACTTTTTTAAGAAAAGAGGAAATTATAAATGGCAACAGCTAAATATAAATACGTTAAAATGGTAGCTCCTGGTGGAGCAGTTTTGAATTTCATTGGTATCGCCGGTACAACTCCTGAAGTTGTATTGAGCACAGATTTGATTAAAAAATGCATTAAATTGGGTGTAGCTGTATTCGAAATCAAAGAAACTGAAGAAGAAATTCTTGGTACAAAACAGATTAAGAAAGAATTCATTCCTTTGACTTTGAAAAAAGAAGCAGAACTTAGCGAAGCTGAAAAGAAAATCGGTTTCAAAGAAGTCGATGGTGAAAATGGTGGTAAAACTGTTGATGAAGCTAAAGTTAAACCCATTCCTGATTTAGAAGAACAGATTGCTAAGAAGATGAAAGATGCTAATGATGAATTTGTTCGTCAATGCATTGCTAAATTTGAAAAAGAAATCAAAGCAAAAAATGAAGCTGAATTAAATCAGGATAAAGATCTTACAGAAGCTGAAATTGTAGAAAAGAAAGCTAAAGCTCACTTCAAAGCATATTATGAAGATCTTAAAGCTAAAGAAGAAGCTGCAGCTAACCATACAGAACCTAAGACTTCTTTTGATAAAGGAACACGTTATCGCCGTATCTCCGATTTAGTAAAGTTTAAAGAAGAAGCAGCCGCAACGCCTGGTTCTGAATCTTCTACTCATACTACTGTTCCTTCTTCTGGATCTCATGGTGCTAGTTCCGAACATTCTGGGGTAGGAGAATCTCAGGGAGGGCATTCAAGTTCCACTCAAACAGGACCTCAAGCATCTCATGGTAATCAAGAAACCCTTTAATATATAGGATGATATAAATGAGTTTATTCATGAACAGAAAA